TTAAAAAACGTAGAGAAGCCGTTAATAAATATAAAGATCCTAAACACCGAGAGTTAATGGGAGGCACAAGATTTATGTTTATGTGTGATAAGGTCAGAGCTGAAGTTGAAATTTTAGAAGATGGTACCTGGCACATTAACAAAATACTGGGAAGATATGAGCCTGCCTATGAAAAGAAGAAGAGTTATAACTAATGATAAAAGAACTAAAAATCCTATTGCAAAAATACTTCGGTACTTCAAGCCCCAAACCTACCGAAACAAAAAAGCCTACACCCGCAAAGGTCGTACAGCCTCACGAGAAGTTAAGCTCACTCGTAGAGGAGATTGGTAAAGATGTCTTCGGTGTTCGAGTTAGAGTTGAATGGGGCCGATGTCCTTACTGTGAAAACATTACTCAAATGTTAAGTACTCACGTTGGTTTTTTTAGATGCTCTACCTGTAGAGAACTGACCAAGCAGTATGTTAATGGCCATATTGCTTACTTACCTGTCGACGATCGGCATGCATTAGGTGATGAGCCGCAAGCCTAGGGGCTACGGGTACGTTCATATTAAGCAAAAGCCCCGCACACGCCCTGGACGTCATTCCAAAAAACCCAATAAACGCAGCACCCATAAACCTTCAAGAGGCCAAGGTTAACAACATTTACCCCCTGTAAATTATTTCTTTACAAAATATAACGAATTAACAAGTCGTAACAACATTTTTATTGCATGGTTGCTGATTGTAACATATGTAAATTATATGGAACCTTGGCCTTATTCAAATTGTGTAGTACACGACGATACCTTTGATTGGGGTGGATAATTATTTTCACTAGCGCTTGACATAAGTCCTATGAAAACCTATATATACAGCATGAAAGGAAAAATATGAGATACGAATACACAGTAACTAAAGACAGCGGTGAAGCTGAAATTATGAAGGCTATGAGCTGGAAGAAATTGATTAAATCGCTATTGCTTAAGTATGAAAAATTCAGTGGCTGGGTGACTTACATCAATAAAAAAGGTAATGTTCAAACTAAGGTTATAGATGAAGGAAAAATTGTTCACGAATCAAAAAGAAACTAAACGAGCGATCAAGGCAGCAGTAGATCAATTTAGAAAGGTTCTAAAGAAGCAGCCTCATTGCCTCGTTTGTGGTTGTACCCCTAAACCTGACGAATGGTCACAAGACTATGATAACTGTTGTATGGATTGTGTATGAAAATTAAAAGAATTGAGTCTGAAGTATTCATACTGGATGTGCCAGAACACAACCAATACAAAGATGAATTATTAAAATTAATTGATGAAATGCCAGATAACTCCTTTGACGGGGTTAGTAAATCCGATTGGAGTTTACCTAAAACATTGGAAAGAAAATATTTAAAGTTATTCTATGATGAAGTTATTGTATCATCTATGCTTAAACTTAAAGATTATTTTAAAGCAGACGCGTGGAGAATAGAGAATGGTTGGTTTCAACAATATCATAAAAATTCATACCATCAGTGGCACAATCATATTAATATTAATTGGGCTAATTCTTATTTTTTAGAGTTGCCCGATCCTAAATTTAGGACTCAAATTAAAATTAAAAATAAAATTTTAAAGTATGATGTCAAAGAGGGTCAACTTCTTTGTTTCCCCGCTCATTTATTACATCGATCAAAGCCTAATGGAAAGAAAAGAAAAACAGTGATAGCCTTTAATTCAAATTTTACATTTGGATTATGAAAATCTTAATGATCCTAGCAACAGGGGCTATCATTACGTTTCCAGTAAACAAAAGTGTTATACCCGACTGTTTGAGTCAGGGTCATAGCATCATGGAGAAAATAAGCACGTATCATGGACCAGGGCCCAATCAAGGGTGGGTTTTAAATGATTCTAATGTGCAAGTGGCAGGTTGGTATTGTGAATAAAGCCGTCCCGAGAGGGAAAAAGGGGACAGCTTTTAAAGGTGAGAATTTTTCTTTAACACATTTTCGCCATATTATCAAGAAGTATTGGTAAGCTTACAAGTATACTTAGTTCCTACTTGATATCTATTAACATCAGCATAACCCATCTTCTGTAAAACACTAACCGATTCCTTATGCGCGGCAACAGAACACTCATACCAGGAATCATATAACTTGGGTATTTCAACAGGAGGAAGGCAGCCATTATTATTAACAAATGAGCACACCCATATTATTAATATAAATTTCATCTTGACATCTTGTACGTAAAATCCTATATATTAAATTAGAAAAGGAAAGAAAACATGACAGACATTAGTAAATATCGAAACGTATCTTTAACACACGAAACCTACAACACATTAGTCAGGTTGTCCAAAACTTTATTGCCAGATGCAAAATTATCTATCAGTAAAACAGTTGAAGCTTTAGCAACCGAGAAAGATCGAAAGTTAAATGGGAAGATCCGTAAATAGCTTTACATCTTGGGTAGGACACGCTGCCGAGATTAACAACGATAGAGTAGATCTTCCAGAAAAAGACCTTTGGGTTGCTGTCTTATGCCGAGCGGCCTTAGATGCTTTTAGAAGACCTCCTAAATTAAACCTGAGTTTAAAGTCGAATGTTTCTCATCAGAATGTTTATACTTATGATCGTGAACAAGCGCGTCATTTCTTTATGGAAGGGGGTAAACACTTCAATAATATTTGTGAAATGGCTGGAAAGAATCCTCAATACGTTCAGCAGAAAGCAAGAAAATTATTGCTCAGACAAAATGGGTGGAATGTAGATGTGCCTGTCACTTCTCATTACCGTCACGGACGTGGAAAAAAACGGGGAAGACCAAAGAAAAAACATTTAACAGGGAATGCCTATTACGCAGCTAAAGCGTCGAAGGGTCCTAAAAATTTTTATTATCAAGACATTAATAAAAAAGGTGGACGCCCTAGAATTTATAACAAAATAGAACAATGAAAGATTTAATAGTACCCGTAAAACAAACCAAAACGTGTGACAATTGTCATGGAAATGGATATTTAAATGTGATAGACAATCAAGGCCTCACCCAGGTAAAACAATGTTGGGT